TTAGACGGCCAGGGGAACCGAATTGGGCTGCACTGTACCACGCCAGCGGCACTTGACGTACACCTCAGTAGTCTTGATCGACTCATGGCCGCACAGCACTTGGATCTGCTCCAGGGGCACGCCGGCGAGCCACATGTCGGTCGCGCCTTTGCCCTTCAAGTCATAGAAGCCGAAGCCATCGACCTTCGCTTTCTTGATGTACCGGCGCAGCATTGCGCACAGGCCGTCGTATGTGTAGGCGTGCCCGCTGCGGGTGTGGACGAGCGTCATGCCCGGCCCGGTGCTGGCGCCGTACATCTTCAGCTCGGCCAGGATCGCCTCGATCTCGGGTGTGACGGCGATGTCGACGATCTTCCCCGTTTTGCCCTGATCGTTGCGGATGACTTTCCGGTGGCTGCCGTCCGGTTCGCGCTTCAAGATGATGCTGGCGGGTGTCCAGCCGATGATGTCCTCGGGGCGCTGGAGCGTTCGATAGATGAGGGCCATGAGCCCGCGCACCTGCTTGACGGCCACCTTGCCCACGGCATGGTATTCGGCGTGCTCTACATACCGCTCGCGGGGTGTCTCTGGGTTCCGGCGCACGCCAAGGCACGGGTTCACCTTCAGGCCGGCCTCGCCGGTGCGGATGAGCCAAGCGAAGCACGCCGACAGGCAGGCCTTTTCCCGGTTCGCTCGCACCGCCCGGTCCATCTCAACGCCGAGATCCAGATATTTGCCGATGTGGTGCGGCTCGATCGCCGTGGGGACCATCTTGCCGAAGAAGGTCTTGAGCGGCTCCACGTCGCGCTTGTAGTCCTCGTAGGTGCGCTCAGCCAGGCCACCCTTCCCGCGAGGTAGCCGCGTGCGCCGTTCGCAATGGAGCACGAACTCGTCCAGAAAGTAGGCCATTAGCCCGAACGTGCTGTCCGGGTCGTTGTAGTGTTCGGCCTTCCGTTTGGCATCGGCCAGGTCGGTCCCCAAGCGTTCCCACTTCCCGTCGCGGTGGGCGTAGTAGAAGGCCCCGTGCTTGAAATAGAGCCTGGCATGCCTGCGGCGATCAAGCCCGAGCGGGTTGCTTTTCCTGGTTCGTACCATTGCTGTTCTTTCTTTGGAATCGGGCTAGCAGTGCTGCTGCGTCCGGTTCTCCACCGGCAGCTGCATTCTGTTGTCTCGCGCCTTCGCTGTCCTTCAAGACGGGCGCGAGGCCGGACGCATGCTCAAAGTGCTGCCGTGAGATCAAGGGCATCCGGTTCGGCTTGATCCGGCACACGAACCCTTGGCCCTTAAACCACCGAACGATGGCGGCGGGTTGCACGAGCGGTTTGGCGAGATCAAGCATCTCTTCGTCAGTTAGGTATGGCGGCGGTGAGTTCATTTGAGGCCCCATAGCTGTTTCGTCGTTTTGATGATTCGTGCTGCCGTTTAGGTCATGTGTTGCTGGTGCTACGATGGCCCCACAAAACCGAGGGAGTAGGGCTATGGACGCTGAATTTCAGATCGTCGACCCGAAGTTCGTGACAACTGGCGATTACGTGTCGTTCACGGTCGTCGACGGGCCAAAGAGGGTGCCTGGACGAATATCGCGCAGCGCACTGGCTGTGCTGGACAAGGGAAACAACAGCGAGCCCTCTGCGATATTTGAGGAGCACCTCGAGGAGATCCGGAAGGCGGCGCACATGATGCGGCGCGTAAATCCGACGCTGGATGTGATCTTCCTCGCCAGCAACGATTTCTGAGAGGCGTCCGCATTCGCGCTCGTCTCCAAGATCGTCGGCAGTGCTGTGGCGGTGTCTGGCCTGCGATGGCGAATGGGTGCTGCATGGTAGGATCGAAACCCCAAAATTGGGGGAATTGGAGACACCATGGCTCATCCCGATGTGCTTCTCGCAATTGTTCAGAATGGCAACGACCTCACGCTTACAAGCGCGGTCTCGCCGGATACGCTTCGACGCCTGGCAAACGCGGCTCAGCAATCCGGTGCTCGCTTGAATGTCACGACGCAACTTCACCCGGATCTCATTCGGGAGCTGTTGGCGTTTGGCAAGGCGATTTCCTTCGTTGACGGGCTGGCTAACTTTAAAAAAGACTGACCCATCTTTGCGGTCTTGGGCGATCAGGGTCACGCTGCCACCCCCATTAACTTCGCCTCGCGCGCCGACCAGCTCGCCAGTTCCGGCACGTTCGCGCGCACCAGCGCGGCGGCCATCGGCGGGCTCACGCTGTTGCCACACATGCGCACCTGTGCGTGCTTGGGCAGGCGGCGGCCGTTGATCACGGGCGCGATCACGTACGACGAGGGGAAACCCTGCGCGGCGTACAGCTCGTGCGGCTCAAGCATGCGCATGCCGATGTCGGCGATCTGGTATTGCTGGCCCTCGACTGTCACCAGCCCCAAGCGGTCCTTGGTGGGGATGGTGTGCATCGGGTCGCGGCAGTCCTGATCCTGGCCACCCTCGCTGTAGTACTTCACGAGGAACGCACGAACCTCACCGATGTGGTTGCCCTGCGCCGAGATAGTCGGCACCGGCTCGCCGGCAGCGCTGCCGGTGCATTCGCCGCGCAGCTTGACCATGTGCGAGGCGACAAGGGCATGGTGGTCCGTGGTCGTGATCGTGCTGGCGGGCTCAGGAAGGCCGACGCCGGGGCCGTCATAGTTGCCGCCGTAGTGCTTGGCCAGGAAGGCGGAAACCAGCGCGTGCTTGACGCCGCCGGCCATTGCCGTCCCCAGAGGCTTGTCGAGCCCGGGCGCGCGCGGCGCTTGGCCTGGGCGTTCGCCGTAACCGGTCTGCACGAGCGTTGCCGCTGCGAGCGCGAAGTGACCGCCCTTGACCTCGGCGCATTGCGTGCGCAATGGCTCGGCAGCCGAAAATGCCCGTTGCGTCGATGCGTTGGCACACTCGGTCAGCACCGGTGCGACGATGCCATATCCGCCACTAGCCGTGAGCGTCGGCATCGGGGCATGAGTGGTGCGCACGCCGGCGCCCCAGCGCTGGGCGGCACCAGGCCGACCCTCGCCGTGGGCCAGCGTTACGATGAACGGATTCGCCGCGTCGATTACGTAGCGGCGGATGCCGCGCGCAATGCGACGCTGGGTGGCTTCGGCGAGTGGCTTCTTGCGCTCGAAAATCGACGTGCATTTGATCGACCAATCGATGCACTCCGCTGCTGTGCGCCACGGCTTCAGGCGCTTTGCCAGCACTCCGGCGCTGCCAGGGGCGCCGTGGGAAGGTTGAGGCCACACGATCGGCTTGCCGTCGCACCGGCCAATGAGGAACAGGCGCTTGCGGATGGTAGGTGCGCCGTAGTCGCGTGCGCGCAGTTCGCGCCACTCGACCGCATAGCCGAGGCCATCGACGAGACGCCGCGCCAATGGGTCAGTGGTAGCAAGCTCAAGCGCCTCGCAAGCCTCGATAAAGGCGGGGTGGTCGGCCGCGATGCCGGTGGTTAGCATGGCCACAAAGCCGTGGAACGTCTCCCCTCTCCGCGAAGGATCGGGGTGGAAATGCCCGGGGGATGTCTCGATCAGCGGGCCCCAGGTGACGAATTCCTCGACGTTCTCCAGCGTGAAGACGCGCATCTTGGTCAGGAGGAGCCAGCGCAAGAGGACGAACGCGAGGCCCCGGATTTTCTTGTCGCGCGGCTTGCCGCCCTTGGCTTTGCTGAAATGCTTGCAGTCCGGGCTGAACCAACCAAAGCCGACAGGGCGCCCTTGCGTGATCGTCACGGGGTCGACGTTCCAGACCGACTCACAGTGATGCTGAGTCTGTGGGTGGTTCATGGCGTGCATCGCCACGGCTTCGGGGTCATGGTTGATCGCGTGGTCGACGTGCCGCCCGAGAGCGAGCTCAATGCCGCAGCTCGCGCCGCCGCCGCCGGCGAAGTTGTCGACGATCAGCTCATGCTGAATGTCGAGCAGGAACTGGTCGCGGATCATCGCGATCCCCCGAGCTCTACCCACCGGCGAATAAACATCGCCTGCGCCCGTTCCGGGTGGACAGTGTTCATGCGGCGCGCCAGCGGCTCGATGCCGTCGAGGATCGGCCACGGCACGTCGTCGTGCGGCATGAGGTCGCGGCGCTCGGTGGCGAGCAGCACCAAGTCGGCGGTGGCCACGGCTTCGCTGAGTTTGGCGGGCAGGCCGAAGTGGGCGCGGATCACGCCATCGACCCGGTCTTCCACGGCGCGGTAGTCCGGTAGCAGGGCCTTGAGCGGGCGCGGGATGTCTTTGCAGTACGCCTCGTGCGCATCGTGCAGCAGGGCCTCGAGCGCGTGCTCGCGCGGCACGATCTGGCTGACCAGCACGCTGTGCTGTGCAACGCTGTAGAAGCGGCGGGCATGGCCGGCGTAGCGGCACTCGTGCGCCAGCGCTTGCGCAATGTCGAGGATGTCGATCTGCTGCGGTTGCGGGTCGGCGTAGTCGAAGCGTTTGCCGGTGGAGGTGAGAATCCAGGTCATTCGGGGCTCCGGGCTGTGGTGGACAGGTCAGCGTGTCGCGATAAGCTCGCCGGTCGCGCCAGCACCACGTTGGGTGGCAAGGCGATACACGAGCTGGGTGGCTTGAAGCTGCTGGCGGCGAGTGGTCGCCTCCTGCATGTCGTCGGTCAGGGTGATGGCCGCACCGATGGCGCGGAACTCATCGCCCGTACAGCCGAAACGGTCGGCGCGCTTAAAGCGTTTGCCGACTTCGGCGATTGCCGCAACACCGCGTGCCATCGCGTCGAGAACTTCGGGCTGGTCGGAGAACTGCTGTTGCGCCAGGATCTGGCCGACGTTGATCCGGAAGGCGAGCGTGTGCCAGCTTTCCTCCGTGGCCGAGCCGTCGCGCATCTTCTCGAGCTCGACATGCGGCACGAGCTGCAGCTGCATCTCGCTGCGCTGACTGAATCGGAAGAGGATCGGCAGGGCGCCCGTCTCGCGCGCGGGCCGGCTGCGCTTGTTGCGGCGGCGGCTCATACGCGTGCCTCGGCCGCTTCAAGCGCGGCCAGTACAACGGCGTCGAGCTGCTCGAACATCGCCTCGGGCCGGCCGTTGTTGAAGACCTCGATGTCGCCGCCGTGCACCGCGATGCCGCGCTCGCTGCTGTGCGGATTTACGCGCCGCGCGGCAGCCCGATGTAGGTGGATGACGATGCCGCCATGCTTGCGGATCATGTCGGCCTCGTTCTCCATGCGCACGTCCGAGACGACAACGCTGCGGCCGTTGGTGACGCATTCGGCCTGGATCGTGTCCTCCGCCAGGTGCACCCACAAGTCGGGGTGCACCAGTTGCCGGCCCCACTCGGTGCCGAGAGATTGCATCAGCTGGCGGGGCGACTTGCCGATTTCGGGCAAGACTTCCTCTTTGCGGCCGGGCTCGAAGTCGGCAGGGGTGAGGGCGAACGCTGCCATCAACATGGCGCGCAGCGGATCTGCAAAGGCGATCTGGCGGAAGCCGTGGCGCGCGCGCAGGTGCTGCGCCGCCGTATCTTTGCCGCTTTGGGCTGGTCCGGTCAGTCCGATCAACATGGGCATTCCTCGGTGAAGGGATCCCCGCGCACCACGCGGCGCGCGGGCCTTGTGGTTACGATGCGAACGGGTCGCCGAAGAAGAACAGCGTGCCGGTCTGCTCGCGGATCTTCTTGATGAGCGTGACGGTGGCGTCTTCCAGTGCCTTGTCCTGGCGGATCAGCTCGTACCAGAAGGTCAGCTTGCCGTCGCGCACGCGGTAGCGCAGGCGGGCGTCGATGCGGTAGGCGTCGCCGTTCCAGAACACGGGGATGCCCAGGGCGAAGCGCTCGAACAGCTGCATCTTTGCCAGCGTCTGGGCGTCGTCGTCCTGCACGAACGACATCTGCACGCCGCCGTTGGACAGGCGCACGGCGCTCTTGAAGCGCATGTCCTGGTTGGCCTCGAACGACAGCGCCATTTCCAACATCTGGGCGCCCGTCGGCAGGCCAGCGTTGTCGGGGCAGGCCACGTCGGCGAGGTTCTCCTCGATGAAGGCGGCAAACTCCACCTGGCTCATTGGCGTGCGGTTCTTGCCAAACCAGCGGCGCCACTCCTCGCTGAACTCGGGGGCGAAGCGCGCGGTGTGGTCGCGCCATTGCGGCTTGGAGTCGTCTTCGCCGTGGTCGTTGATGATGGCGGTGAAGGCGACCTTGCCCTCTTGGTAGTTGGCCGTGCCCCAGATGGTGCTGCTGGTTAGCGAGCCGTGGCGCTTCACGTAGTCGATGAAGCTGTCGGCGTCTTTGAGGCGCACGGTGGCGCGCTTGCGTACCGGCGTGGGCAGGTCTTTCTCGTGGTCGCGAGCTTCCAGTTTCCAGCCCGGCGGCAGCGCAAGGTGGCGCGTGGTGCCGGGCGCGGTGGTCAGCAGCTCGACGGGTTGCTTCATTTCCTTGGCCAGCGTTTCGGCCAGGTTCTCGATCTGTTGTTCCATGTGCGTGGTGCTCCAGTGCAGGCCTGGGGTTAGGCGGATTTGAGGGCGGGTGCGGGCGCGTCAGCAGCGGGGGTGACGCTCTTGAGATCGAGCTTTTGCTGGCGGGGGTCGTCGGCCACGAGGTTGCCCTCGGGGGTCGAGAACAGCATGGCCTCCATGGCTTCCTCGGCCGGCTTGGTGAGCTTCACCTTGCCGGTGACCAGCATGGCGCCGCCGCGCGTGGCCTTTTTGACGCTGACTTCCAGCGTCAACTTGCCGGCCTTGCCGGACGAGTCCACAGCGCTGACGAGCTCGGCCATCTTGTCGCTGGCCATGTCGATGAACACGCCGCCGGCGATGTGCCGCAAGGTGTCGGTGATGGGTCTGGCGGACACGTGTCCTCCTGATGGGATGCCGCCCTCGGATGCGCCGGGCGGCGTGGCGCTAGTCGATGTCATTGGCTTGCAGCCGCTTGATGTCGGGCTGCTGGTGGGCGGCGCGCTCGGCCTGTCGCTGCGCATGGGCGTGGGCGGCGATTTCCAGCGTGCGGCGGATGGTTGCGGAGCTCAGCGCGACCTGCGCGGGGCAGGTCATGCGCAGGCGGCGCCATTCGCGCAGCACGTCGGCGTCGGAGAGCGCGGGCGCGGTCATGGCTGGCAGGGGATGGCTGCGGCTTCTGCCTTGCTAGAGGCCAACTGCTCCGCTTTCGTGAGCGTCTCCCTTTGCGTGCACGAAAGCCTCAATTTCACGCGGCCCTTCTTGAACGTCGGGCTCGGGTACTGGCCTTCGTCACGATCGATCACCTTCCAGCCGGAGCGCAGCAGCGCTGTGACGAATCGAACGTCGTCGCTGCTCAAGAGGGTGGAGCACCTGAGCGCCGAGCCCGCGAAATCGCGGGAAATGCGTTCGCCATACAGGCGGTAGCCATTGCGCTCGATCTCGGCGCGCTCTGACTCGAGGGCCGCGAGCGTTTTTGCCATTGCCTGGATGTCTGCCATGCGTGCGCGATGGCGTTCCTCTTCCTGGTGGATCGCCTGTTGCAGCAGCGGCAGGGCGCAGACTTCTTCGTAGGTCAGGAATTTCTTCGCCATGTTCGACCTCACGCGAGAAGCGTTGCAGCGGCCGGCGCAACTGCGCCAGCCAAGCCGAGCAGCAGGACGATCAGGATGATGGCGGCGCCGGGATGGCGGCTGAAATAGCCTTCAGCAAGGCGGGTCGCGGGCGAGCGCATAGCGACCTCAGACGGATTTGTTCGTGTTGGACGCGACGCCTTTTTGGGCGGCCACGCTGTCCAAGTGCAACGCAAAGGCATGCACACCGAGGACCAGGGTCACTGCGGCGATGTAAATCAGGAGGCCTTTGAGGCGGCCCTGGCCTGTGGTGTTGACTCGCATCGGCTTCTCCATCCGTTCGCAAAGCACTCGATTGACGGAGAAATACTAGCGACGCTATTCGATGGGGTCAATAGCGCGGCTAGTTGTTTTGTATTGAATTTTCTAATCGCCGAGCTATTCCGATAGGACGAAAAAATGCCCGCCGAGGCGGGCTCTCAATCGGTTGATGGCGTTCAGCGAGTGCTCTGGGCAAATTCCACTGAATGGCTTTTCAAAAGGCGCCCATTCCGGAGCGGTACTTGACGCGACCGATGATGCTTACGTACTCGAGCTTCTCTGGCGGGACCACCAGAGGTTCGTACTTTGAGTTTTCGCTGACGATCTTGAGGCTTCCGTCCGGCAGGCGAGACAGCCATTTGATGAGCAATTCGCCGGCATAGACGAGCGCGAACACCTTTCCGTTGGCCGGCACGCGCGTGTCCGCCGTGTTGAGGACGACTGTGTCATCGTCGAACAGCAGTGGCTCCATGCTGTCGCCCCGCACTTTTGCGGCAACGAGATGCTTCGGACTAGCATCCAGCCGCGCGATGTACCCGGCTTGGAAGGGAAGCGGTTCCTTCTCTTCGATATGCCAGCTCTCGCGCCCATTTCCCGCTGACAGCGCTACATCGACACGGGTGATCAATACGGTCGTATCCAGTGGAAGCTCATCGAGGGAGTTGTACACGGAGATTGGGCGCGCCGGGAATCCCTTGCTCTTCTGCGCGCGTTCGCGGCTCTGATCCGCTTCCCAGTCCAGTCGGTCGGACTCAAGCTCTTCCTGCGCCCGGCGGGCCTGGGCCTCAAGCGAGTTCAAGGAGGGAAGAGTGATGGTCGAGCTGAGCGACTTCATCTCAGCGGCCAGCTTTGGGCTGAACTCCGAAACATCTACCTCCAGCCCTCGGGCGAACGCCGCCGCCGCCTTGATGTTCAGCGGTCGTCTGGCATTGAGGTATTGCCAGACCATGCCTTGGCTTCCGATTTCGTATCGGCTGCCGAACTCTCCCTGGCTGAGCTTGCCTTTGCGCTCGTTGTAGAGCGCCTTCAGGCGGGCGGCATCGTCAATCTGCCACTGCTCAAGAGTCGTAGTCGGATCTTTCATGCGCCCGAGTGTAGCGGCGCTATTGAAACCATCAACGAGCGTAGCTATTGACATGGTGACTAGCTGAGCTATTATTTCGGTATGAACCTAGCCGATTACCTCGACCGCGCCGATGTGAGCCAGAGCAGCCTTGCGAAGCAATTGGGTGTCTCTGCGGGGCTCATCTACCAATGGCGTTCTGGCCGCCGCCCAATTTCAGCGAAGCAGTGCACTGCGATAGAGCGCGCGACGGCCGGCGTGGTCACGCGGCAGGAACTGCGTCCCGACGACTGGCAGGAAATCTGGCCAGAGCTGATCTGCGCCAACCGCGTGTCGGTGGTGCCGCACCGAGCATCTTGAGCGCGCGGCCTGTGCGCTTCAGCGCGTGGGTGGCGATAGCCCGCTCACGGCTTGTGAGGCGGCGCAGCAGCTTGGACTTTGGCTCGTACATGGATGACTCCCGTTTTGATGTGGCGAGTCTATGTGCCGGCCCAACAAAAAAGTAGTTCAGAGGGAAGCCGGTTTACCGGCTTTTGACCGGGAGAGAGCGTGAGGCACCAGTACTCCGACATCAATCAGCACGACGTGCTGTACAGCGTTGCTCGGGCCTATCCGGGCGGCATCGAGGCCCTGGCGCCGCGCATGGGCATGACGGCGCCTGTCTTGCGCAACAAGCTGCGCCCGGGCGTCGACACCCACTACATGAGCTTTGAGCAGGTTTCGCTGCTGCTGGAGCTCGTTGAGGAAGCCAACGTTGCCAATGCAAAGCTGCCCATCCGCGCCTTTTGCTGGCGGCACGGCATGGTCGCGTTGGATATGGCGCGCATCAAAGGCGTGCCGCAAACCGACGCGGACCTCAATCGCGCCTATGGCAACGTCCTGAACGAGCTGGGCGACATCAGCAAGAAGTTCGGCGAGGCGCTTGTCGACGGCCACGTGTCGCACACCGAGATGGACGCGCTCGAACTCGAGTTTGAGCAACTCGTCGGCGCTGCCATGCACTTCCGCGAGATGCTGCTCGAGCGTACCGCGCACGATAGCGGGGTACGCCATGGCTGACGCAGCTGACATTGCGGGGTACCACGAGGAGACGTTCCACGCGGCTCGGGTGGCAGCTGTTCGTCGTGCTGCCCACGTGCGCGTGTCTCGAACCGGCGTGTGCCGCTACTGCGGCGAGCCCGTCTCGCTCGAGCGTGCGTTTTGCGACGTTGATTGCCGCGACGACCACGAGCATGAGCAGCGCATCCGCGCTTTTGGCGGGAGCCGGCGAGCATGACCGCGCCTGCGCAAGCAGTTGTTCGGCGGTCAACCCGGCAGACCCTCACGCGGCGGACCCTCAAAGCGGCTCTGGCCCGCATCGAGGATCGTCTCTACCGCGCGCGCGAGCCTTTCGCTGTGTTCGTGCGCGGTGGCGAGGCTCTTCTGGTCCGCACCTCAACCAAGATGTACGTCAACGAATGCGCCCGCGCCATGCGGCTCGGTGCGCGCAGCCACATGGTTGGCGTCTATGACGCGCAGGCGACGATCGACGTCGTGCGCGCTGATCTGGAGCTGTTCTGCAGATGATCGATTTCAAAGCAGTCGCCCAGGCCGCGCTGGCCCAGGCGGATTCACTGGTCTCGGCTTGGCTGCCCGATGGCCGGCGAGAAGGGCGCGAGTGGAGCGCATTGAACCCGAACCGTGCAGACAGCCGGCGCGGTTCGTTCAAGATCAACCTCGAATCGGGCACGTGGTGCGACTTTTCCAGCGGTGACAAGGGCGGCGATCTGGTGTCGCTGTATGCGTACCTGCAGGGCGTTCGCCAGGCCGATGCGGCAAAGCAACTGGCCGAGCAGTTCGGCATGGCTGCCGGCGCGCCTGCAGCACACCAGCCCGCGCCGCCGGCTGCCAAGCGCAAAAGCGCGTGGGTGCCCGTCATCCCGGTGCCCGAAGGGATCGTCTCCGCGCCGAAAAACCACTTTCACCGCGGCGAACCCGAATCGCGATGGGCATATCGCGACGCCAGCGGCAACCTGCTCGGCTACGTGTGCCGCTTCCGTACAAGCGATGGCGGCAAGGAAGTGTTGCCGCTCGTGTTCGCGCGCCATGCTGAGTCGCATGAGCGAAAGTGGCACTGGATGCAGTGGGAGGAACCGCGCCCGCTGTACTGGCCGCAGTTTGACCGGGCTGAGCCGCAGCAGCTGCGTGCCGACAAGTATGTGCTCGTCGTCGAGGGCGAGAAGTGCGCCGATGCCGCTTTCCGCTTCCTGTCCACCTGGGCCGATGTGTGCACCTGGTCGGGCGGCGGCAAGGCGGTCGACAAAGCGGACTGGTCGGCGCTCGCGGGCCGCAAGGTCATCATCTGGCCGGATTGCGATAGCAAGCGCGAGCCGTTGAGCCGCGCCGAGAAAGACTCGGGCGTAGACCCCGATTCCAAGCCGTTGCTGCCCGCCGCTAAACAGCCTGGCACCGCCGCTGCAGAGCGCATTGCCGCAATCCTCCGCGACCTTGGCGCGGAAGTGCGCATCACGATCATCCCTGAGCCCGGCGAGAAGCCGGACGGCTGGGATGTGGCGGATGCTGTCGAGGAAGGTGTCGACGCTACCGGGCTTTGGGGTTTCGCGCGCAATGTGCGCGAGGTACTGAGCGCGCCCGCGCCATCCGCGCCTACCCCTCGTGCCGCTGGCGCGAGCCGGCGCGTGCCACGTGGTGGGCACGACGATTGGCGCTCTGAGCTCATCTCCAAGCCGCGCGGCGGCTTCGAGGATTGCTACCAGAACGTCTACCTCACGCTCAAGCATCACCCGGAGTGGGCCGGCATTGTGGCGTTCGATGAGTTTGCGGGCCGTGCGGTCAAGCTCCGCGAAACGCCGTGCGGCACTGAGCCGGGCGAGTGGGATGCGTACGACGATCAGCGGTTCGGCCTCTGGCTCGCGCAGCACATGAGCATCGTGATCAAGGGCGATGGGCCAGTGGCAGCCGGCGTGGCGATGATCGCCCGCGAGCATCGGTTCCACCCGGTGCGCGAGTATCTGACGTCGCTGAAGTGGGACGGCACCAATCGCCTCGACTTCTGGCTGGAGGAATGCATGATGGCCAAGCCGGTCGTCGTGGGCCCCGAGTACCTGCGCATTGCCGGCCGCAAGGCGCTGATCGGCGCCGTGGCCCGTGCCATGCAGCCCGGGTGCAAGCTCGACAGCATGCTCATCTTCGAGGGCGGGCAGGGGCGAGGCAAGTCAACCGCCATCCGCATCCTGGGTGGCGACTGGTTTGCCGACACACAGCTCGACCTGCAGAGCAAAGACGCCTACATGGCGCTCAAGGGCGTGTGGTTCTACGAGATCGGCGAGATGGACTCGTTCAACCGGGCCGACACCACGCGCGTGAAAGGCTTCGTATCATCGGCCACCGATCGATACCGCGAGCCTTATCAGCGGCGCGAGGTCGTGCAGCCGCGCCAGCAGGTGTTCGTGGGCACGACCAACCAGAGCGAGTATTTCAAGGACACGACGGGCAACCGGCGGTTTTGGCCGGTGCGCGTCGAGGGCATGGTCGATCTGAACCGGTTGCGCGAGTGGCGCGATCAGCTGTTTGCTGAAGCGATGCACCGCTACCAGGCGGGCGAGATCTGGCACCCGACGCGCGATGAGCAGGAACGCATCTTCAAGCCGGAACAGGACTTCCGCGAGGTGCCGGATCCGTGGCACTCGCTGATCGCGCGCTACCTGAAGCAGCCGGAGCAGGCGATGCATTCGGAGTACTTCCTCGAGGATTTGCTCACCAAGGCGCTGGCGATCGCGCCGGACCGGCTTGGCGCTGCACGGCAGGAGGCGATGCGCGTGGCCGCGATCATGTCGCGGCTTGGGTATGAGAAGCGCCGGCAGACGACTGGCGAGCGGCTCTACTACTACACGCTGCCCGGGGAGCGCGGCGCGCCTGCGCAAGCAAATGATGGGGGGCGGCGCGATGGCTCGCCGCTGTAATCAGCGTTCGGATGGCCGTAGCGTGCTGCGTGGCTGTGTTCGCTTTGTCGTCGCATCCAGCGATGGGGCGTTGGTCGGGTTGTTCGGCGGGGAGCCGTCCAACCACGTCCAACCTACCCGAAAAGGTTGGACGGCAAGGTTGGACGGCTGCAAAGCCAAGCGCGGCAAGGGTTGGCGGGAAGTCCGTCCAACCTCCCAACCTGATTCCGCATTTCTCCACGTATGTGTGCGAGCGGGCGAGTGCGGGCGCAGGTGCGCGCGTACGCCTGCACGAGAATTCATCGTTGGGAGGGTTAGGAGGTCAGTCGAGGGCAATGCTGGTAAGGCTTTGCGCCGTCCAACCTCTTCGTCCAACCGTGAGGGAGTGGCGTGATGCAGTGCCGATGCCCATCCTGCTGTGCCGATCCGGCACCAACCTACACAGAGCAGCACCGGCTTGAGTGTGAGGCACGGCACGTCTGTAACCTTCCAGACAGGGAGCGCCGGCTTGCGTACCTCGAGGTGGTTGCGAAGCGTCGCGGACAGGAAGCACGCGATGCGCTGGCCGCTGAAGTTCATCGTCAATGGTAAAGGGGGACCACATGACCAATGCCCGCAATGCAGTGCGTGCGCGGAGTGACTGGATTGTAGAGCGTCTCGAGTCGTGGGGCCGCTGGCAGCAGATCGGCTCGAATGGCTACCACGGAGCGAGCAGCTTGCTCATCGATCCGGATCACCAGGGGCCGCTGCGTGCGTACATTCCGGTGCTCGGCGTCGAGTGCGAACAGACGCATGAGGCCGTGATGAAGCAACCGCGCCAACTGCAAGAGGTGGCCGTGGCGCTTTACGTGAAGGAATGGGACCGGCCATCGCTCGCGAGGCACCTGCGCGTGACTGTCCGACACGTCGATAGGCTGCGCGAAATGCTGAGAAACGGTGTGCAGTTTTGTCTTGAGAATCAAAAGGTTAAGACGCCGCCCTTGCAAGTGGTGATGAAACCTCGTCTTTGATAGGGTACATTTCCGCTACGCTCAGCGCTTCGTGCGTCAAGAGTGAATGAACAAGCCCGACACGGTCATCCCTGTCGGGCTTTTGCTTTGGGGCCTGCGATGTTCCTTCCGATCTTTTGGTATCTGTGGTGCGGCGTGGTCTTGCGCGGCATGCAGGGCGCGGCTGCTGATCGTGGCTGCGCCTGAGGTCAAGCGGCTGTATGGCACAAAGCGGTGGTTTCAGCTGAGGCATCGACAGCTCAGCATGCATCCGCTGTGCTCCATGTGCCTGAAGCTAGGAAAGACGACGCCCGCAACGGTGGCTGACCACAAGGTGGCGCACCGTGGTGATGAAGCGCTGTTCTTCGACCCCGACAACCTCGATTCGCTGTGCAAGCCCTGCCACGACGGCGCGAAGCAGCAGCTGGAGAAGAGCGGAACGCTGCGTGGGTGCGATGTGGATGGCATCCCGCTCGACGAAGGGCACCACTGGAACGTAGGCCGCCGGAGTTGATCGCGAAACGGCATCTGATTGCACAAAAAACGTGCAATTCCGCCAAAAATGCCTGTTTTTTGAGCAAAAAGTGCGCAAAACGTCGCGCATGGGGTAGGGGGTGGAAATCTCTGGGGTTCGAGGCCTCCCGCACCGCTCGTCCCCCGTCGTTCGTACGAGCGGGAAATATGGGAGGGGGGTATAGCCCGAAGGAGTTGTGATGGCAGGTAACGGAAACTCTGGCCGAAAGTCATTGCCGGCAGTCGTGCACATGATCCAGGGCAACCGAAGCAAGAAGCCGCTGAGCGAGATCGTGCAGGCGGGCGTGAAGTGGGAGCTCGTCAAAGACGCCCCCGAGTGTCCGGCCGTGCTGGACGACGCCGCGCGCGAGATCTGGGACGAGCTGGCGCCCGACCTCTACATGCTGGGTCTGATCAACAAGCTTGATCAAGGCGAACTCGCCGTCTACTGCCAGGCTTACGCCGACTGGAAGCATGCGCGGGCGAAGATCAACGCGGCCAAGCGCGACGCTGGCTATGTCGACATCACGCCCAGCGGCTACAAGCAGATCAGCGTCTGGATGCAAATTGCCAATCGCGCCGAGGAGCGCATGCGCGCCGCCGGTGCCTCGTTCGGTTTGAACCCTTCCGCCCGGGCGCGCGTACAGCTGCCGCACGGCGGCCAGGGAGAATTGTTCGGTGGCGACGAAAAGGAAAAAGCCAACAAGTACTTCGGCGCCGGTTGACCGTGCGACCGAATATGCGCGCACCGTCCTTGACGGTGGCCTGATCGCTGGGCCCGACGTACGCGCGGCGTGCGCTCGGCACTTGCGCGATCTCGAAGAAGGGCCTGCGCGCGGTCTGCGGTGGGATCTCGATGCGGCCAATCATGCGATTGGGTTCTTCGAGGACGTGCTCTGCCTCAACGGCGGCGAGTTCGAGGGCAAGCCCTTCGACGTACTGCCGTGGCAGGCCTTCGTGATCGGGAGCCTGTTCGGGTGGAAGGGTTCTGACGGCTATCGGCGCTTCCGCGTCGGGTATGTCGAGACCGCAAAGGGGAGCGGCAAATCTCCGTTGGCAGCCGGGATCGGCTTGTACGGCCTGACCGCAGACGGGGAATCGCGCGCCGAGATTTACGCGGCCGCGACCAAGAAGGACCAGGCGCAGATCCTGTTCCGTGATGCGATCGCGATGGTCGACCAGTCGCCGCTGCTGGCGAACCGTCTTGAGAAGTCCGGCGGCGCGGGTCGCGAGTACAACATCGCATACCTGAACACCAGCTCGTTCTTCCGTCCAATTTCAGCGGATGACGGGCAGTCTGGCCCTCGGCCGCACATCGCACTGTTGGACGAGATCCACGAGCACCGTGGCCCGCACGTCGTTGAAATGGTCCGCGCGGGTACAAAGAGCCGCCGCCAAGCGTTGATCTTCATGATCACGAACAGCGGTACCGACAAGCGCACGGTGTGCTGGGACTATCACGACTACGGCGCCAAGGTGTGCGCGGGCCAGATTGAGGACGATTCGTTCTTCGCCTTCATTTGCTCGTTGGATGAGGGCGACGATCCATTCAAGGATGAGGCGTGCTGGCCGAAAGCGAACCCGAGCCTTGAGTACGGTATCCCCGGCTACAAGTACCTGCGCGAGCAAGTGACGCAGGCGCGCGGCATGCCGTCGAAAGAATCGACGGTCCGGCGCTTGGGCTTCTGCCAATGGACTGAGGCTGAGGCGCCATGGATCTCCGGCGAGGTCTGGATGGCATGCCAAGCCAAGCCGGCGCCGTCGCTCGAGCAGCTCTACGGCCGCAGCGGCGTTGCCGGGCTCGATCTGTCGAGCACGCAGGATTTGACGGCCCTGGTGGTGGCGCTGGATCCGACCGAAGATGACCCGTACACGCGCCTAGTGCCGTTCTTCTGGCTGCCGGGTGATGGCCTGCACGACAAGGCGGACCGGGATCGCGTGCCGTATCTCGCATGGCGCGATGCCGGCCACCTGAGTGCGCTGCCGGGGCGGGCCATCAACAAGTTGGCTGTGCTCCAGCGGCTTGTCGAGGTGTGCTCGATGTTTGATCTCCGTGAGATCGCCTATGACCGCTGGCGCATCGAGGATCTGAAGGCGTTGATCGAGCAGGAAGGTCACAGCCTGCCGCCACTCAAGCCATTCGGCCAAGGCTTCAAAGACATGGCGCCGGCCATCGACGAGTTCGAGCGGCTTCTGCTCGACCAGCAACTGCTGCACGACGGCAATCCGGTCATGACGTGGTGCGCAGCGAATGCAGTGACGATGGCCGATCCTGCCGGCAACCGGAAGGTCGCCAAGGAACGTGCGACAGGCCGCGTTGATGGCATCGTGGCCGCCGTGATGGCCGTCGGCTGCACGTTGCACGCCGAAGGGGAATCGCTGCCGGTAATCGGCGGCGACTATGAACTGATGACGGTATGAACGCACACCTTTTTAATGCCTGCCTACTGATAGGCTGGCTGCTGGTCTTGGCCGGCGGCTGCCTGGTGCACGTGGGCTACGGGCTGGCTTTCGCTGGCCTGCTGCTGCTGGTGGTCGTGTTGTTCGTCTCGCGCATGGCCGGTGTCTATCTGCCGGGCGGCAAGACTGACGGGGAACCCTGATGTTCATCTCGAAAATCAAAGCCGACAGCGGCGACCGGTCGCCGTACGGCAATTTTTGGTTCGAGCCCGTCACGACCCGCACCGCGTCAGGCATGCGGGTCACGCCGGACCGGGCATTGCACCTGCCCGTGGTTTACGCTTGCGTGCGCGTGCTGGCCGAGTCCTTCAGCATCTTGCCGATGCGGCTCTATCGCAAATCCGGCGGCAAGAAGACGGTGCTGGAGAATCACTGGCTGTACGACCTGCTGTGCCGTCGCCCCAACAAGTGGCAGACGCCATTCGAGTGGCGCGAGATGATGCAAGGCCACCTCGGCATGCGTGGCAACGCGTTCAACCAGATCGTCACAGATCGACGCGGCAACATCACCGACCTGGTCCCGATGCATCCGGATCGTGTTCGCATCGAATTGCTCGACACGGCGGAGTTCGACTACCGGTACCGATACACGGACCGCTTCGGGCAGCAGCAGGTGCTCACGCGCGGCGAGGTGTGGCACATCAGAGGATTGTCCGGCGATGGCATCGTCGGCATGAACCCGATCGAGATCGCGCGAGAAGCGGTCGGTCTTGGGCTGGCCGCGCAGGACTATGGCGCTCGGTTCTTCCAGAACGACGCCAAGCCGGGCGGCGGGTGGATCGAGTTCCCGGGCAGTTTCAAAGACAAGGCCGCACGCGCGCAATTTCGCGAGTCTTTTCAGGAAGCGCAGACCGGCCTCAACCGCGGCAAGATCGCGGTGCTCGAGCTGGGCATGAAGTTTCATGAGCTCGGGCTGACGAACAAGGACAGCCAATTCTTGGAGGCGCGGCAGTACCAGGTCAGCGACATCGCACGCATGTTCCGCGTGCCGCCGCATCTCGTTGGCGACCTGTCCAAGGCGACCTTCAGCAACATCGAACAGCAGAGCTTGGACTTCGTCATTCACACCATGACGCCGTGGGCTGAACGGTGGGAATCGTCGATCGAGACTACGCTGCTGCTCGAGGAAGACCACGACATCGAGGTGGAATTCGATTTCGCAGCGCTGCTGCGCGGTGATCAGCAAGCCCGGGCCATGTACTACCACAACGGCATCCTGGACGGCTGGATGACTCGCAATGAGGCACGCCACAGCGAGAACATGGAGCCGCTGGACGGCCTTGATGAACCGCTGCGTCCGCTGAACATGGTCGAGGAAAGCGCGGCGGAAGTGAACGAAGAAACGGGTACGGCTTCCACCACTCCGGCGCCTGCGCCCGCGTCTCCGCCGAGCACCGAAGGCGAGCAGGCTGCGCGCCTCAGGTCACTTGCGGTGTCGGCCGCCGAGCGCGTGGCGAGGAAAGAGACAGCGACGCTGTTGGCGGCTCTGCGGTCGGAAAACTGGCCGGAAGCGTCAGCCACAGCGATGCGTGCGCACGCGGGTTTTGTCGCTGCCGCTCTCGGCGTGTCGGAGCAGGCTGCGCAGCAGTACTGCGAATCCCGTGGGCGCGACTCGATCCGCAGCGGTCATGAAGAGCAAGACATCTACGCCAGCGCGGTCGCAAAGCTCACGCAATTGGCTCTGAAGGGTGAACTATGAAACACGAACGCTTTATTGCGTGGTGCTTGGCCACGCCATGGGCATTGATGCCCGAGCGCCTGTCGGCATACGCGGCCGTCATCGCACGCAAGTATGGTTCGTCGGCGGCGCCCATTGCCCACGAACCCGACTATGACACGCCCACGATGGTGGCGGCCGCCCGTCGAGGCTCCGGCGGCGGCCGCTCGGGTGCGATCGCCGTGATCCCGGTCCATGGCGCTGTCGTGCAGCGCGCCAGCCAGATCGACATTTGCGACGGCGGCACCAGCACTCAGCAAATCAGCGCAGCGCTGGCCGATGCCATGGCCGACGACACCGTGGCGCAGGTCCTGCTGGACATCGACAGCCCTGGTGGCTCTGTCTACGGCGTGCAGGAGCTGGCGGCGGAGATTTCCAGTGCAAAAAAGCCGGTCATCGCCATCGCCAACAGCCTAGCGGCCAGCGCTGCCTACTGGCTCGGGTGCGCGGCGACCGAGTTCTACGTGACACCAGGCGGCGAGGTCGGATCGATTGGCGTGTGGCAGGCCCACCAAGACTGGAGCAAAGCGCTCGCGGATGCCGGCGTGAACACCACGCTCATCTCGGCCGGCAAGTACAAGGTCGAAGGCAACCCGTACCAGCCGCTGGACGCAGACGCTCAGCAGTTCATGCAGTCGCGTGTCGATGACTACTACGCCGCGTTCACCAAGGCGGTAGCCAAGGGACGCAAGGTCGGCATCGACCACGTGCGCAGCGGCATGGGGCAGGGTCGTGTGCTCGGCGCCGAACAGGCACTTGCCGAAAAGATGGTCGACGGTGTGGCCACGTTCGATGACGTGGTGGGCCGCATGCAGCGCAACATCCGTGCCGCAAAGCCGGCCAGCGCAAGCCGCTTGGCTCGTGCGCAGCGCGAAATCGCAATGATGGGCTAGTACCAGCCCGACCGAGGCAGGCCCATCGGCTTGCCGCGGGCGGTCCAAAGACCGCGCCGGTACACCGCAACCTATCGCCCGCACTCGCGGGCTTTTTTGTTTCTGGAGCCCATATGTCCAAGCAACTCCGCGAGCTGCAAGCCCGCAAAGCGAAGCACGTGTCTGCGATGCGTGCCATCACCGACAAAGCCGCTGCCGAAGGCCGTGACCTGAGCGACGAGGAAATCGTCGCTTTCGACGCGGAGAGAGCATCCGCCGAGCGCGTCGCTGCAGCCATCACGCGCGAGGAGGCGCTGATCGAAGCCGAGCGTTCGGCCGGCGTGCACGTGCCGGATGGCGCTCACATCACCGTGACGGAAAACCTCGCGGCCGACCCGAAGCGCGGCTTCAAGACCTTCGGCGAGTTTGCTGCCGCCGTGCGAGCGGGCGCCCAGCGCAACGCCTCGCTCGATCAACGCCTCACCATCGGTGCAGCCGCGCCGACTACCTTCGGCAATGAAGCCTCTGGCGCCGACGGCGGCTTTGCCATTCCGCCGGCTTTCAGTACCGACATTTGGAACATGTCGCTCGGCGAGGGCTCGCTGATCCCTATGACCGACAACACCGAGGTGACTGGCAACAGCATGGCCTTCCCGCGCGACGAGACCACGCCGTGGGGCGGTTCGGGTGTGCAGGCGTACTGGCAAGCTGAGGGTGTTCCGGCCGCCGCCAGCAAGCCGCAGCTCGGCCTCGACACTCTGCGTTTGCACAAGCTGATGACGCTGGTCCCGGTCACGGACGAGCTGCTGGCCGACGCTGCTGCGCTGGGCTCGTACCTGAGTAATCAGGCGCCCGACCGCATCATGTGGAAGGCGAACGAGGCGATTCTGTTCGGTACCGGTGTCGGCCAGCCGCAGGGCTGCCTGAACAGCGATGCACTGGTCGTCGTTGCCAAGGAAGCCGGCCAGGCCACGCAGACGATCGTGCAGCCGAACATCTCGAAGATGCGCAGCCGCCTGAAGACCGGCGAGCTGAAAAACGCCGTCTGGATCGGTAACCCCGACATCCTGCCTGCGCTGGAAGGGCTGACGATCGGCAATATCCCGATCTTCCTGCCGCCTGGCACCGGCCTGCGCGAAGCCTACGACGGCACGCTGAACGGGCGCCCGCTGATTCTCAGCGAACACGCGAGCGCCTTCAGTGCACAGAGCGATCTTTCGCTCATCTCGTTGAAGGGCTACCGCACGATCACCCGTGCGGGCGGGATCGAAACAGCCACGTCGATGCACCTGTACTTCGACGCGGCGCTGACGGCGTTCCGCTTCATGTTCCGTATCGACGGCGCGCCGATCATCAAGGCGCCGATCACGCCGCCCGCCGGCAAGAGCACGAACAGCCGTTCGTACTTCGTCACGCTGGGCGCTCGCTGATCGCGCTGAGCAGTGGCTGATGGGCGACGCGGCGCGTCGCCCATTGCTCCATTCGCAGATTCTTCTGAGGACACACCATGATTCCGAACGTCAAGGCCTCCGAGCAGGCCGCCATCCTCGGGGCCATTGCCCCTTCGAGCCAGGCCGTTGGTACGCTGAACTCCGGTTGGGTATCGGTCGCCAAGTTCAACAAGCTGCTGGCGGTGATCGCCACCGGCGTGCTGGGCGCCGCTGCAACGGTCGATGCCAAGTTCCAACAGGCGATGGACGGCGCGGGGACCGGCGCCAAAGACGTGGCCGGCGCCGCCATCGCGCAGATCGTCAAGGCCACCGGCGACAACACGCAGGCCGAGATCAATCTCGACCCGCAGCAGCTAGATGTCGCCAACGGCTTTGCCTACGTGCAGCTGACGGTCACGGTCGGCACCGCCGCCAGCCAGACCGCCGCGCTGCTGATGGGCTTCACGCCGCGTTTTGCACCGGCGTCCGACTTCAACGCGGCATCGGTCAAGCAGATCGTCGGCTAACCGCCGCCACCCAACCTGACGAGGGGTAGGGCGCCGCTGGCGCCCTGTTTCGCATGCCACTACAGATCCTCACGCCACCCACAGCCGAGCCGCTCAGCCTGTCCGAGGCCAAGCTGCATCTGCGTGTCGACATCAGTGATGACGACACGTTGATCGGCGCACTCGTCGCAGCGGCACGCGACTATGCAGAGGGCCTGACGCGCAAGCAGATGGTTGCCGCTCGCTGGAAGCAGGTGCTGGATAGTTTCCCGGGCCCGTCGCTGATGGGCGTGCCGTATGGCCGCACGTTTTCGCTACCAGGCCATGCGATCTATCTGGAGCGTGGGCCCGTGCAGCAGGTTGTCTCCATCCAGTACCTGGACATGGGCGGCAACGTGCAGACGATGCCGGCGACAGACTACACCGTCGACTATTCCTCCGACCCGGTCCGCATCACCCCGGTATTCGGCAAGATCTGGCCGATTCCCCTGCCGCAGATCGGCGCGGTCTGGGTGACCTTCGACGCGGGCTTTGCAGCTCCGATGACGGCAGATCTGGCCGGCGGTACCGTCAGTGTGCAGGGCTGGAAAGCGCTCGCCGTGGGGGATGCGCTGCGACTGTCGAATGGTGGTGGTGCGCTGCCGGCGCCATTGCAGCCCAATACCGACTACTTCGTACGCAGTGTGGTGAGCCCCGGGGTGTACACGCTCGCGACGGTACCCGGTGGTGCTGCGATTGCGCTGACGGGGGCCGGTACCGGGCAGAGCTTTGTCGGTGTCATTCCTGAAGGGCTGAAGGCGTGGCTCAAGATCCGGCTCGCCGCGCTTTACGAGAACCGCGAGGAGGTTGCGATCATGAACCGGGGCAAGATCGAGCCGCTGCCATACGTCGACCGCCTCCTCGACAATTACATCACGCACGAGTTTTGACATGCCAGGAATCAACGGATACCTCGTGCGAAGCGGCACCCTGCGCAAGAGACTGACATTCCAGGCGAAGGCGCAAGGCCAGGATGGCCTCGGGCAGCCGCATAACACGTGGTCGGACCTCTTCACGTGCTGGGGCGAGATCGCGCCGCTCAGTGGGCGCGAGTTGCTTGCCGCGGCGGCCGTGCAGTCGTCTCTGACGCATACCGTCACAGTGCGCTTCCGGCAAGAGCTGGCGAACCCGAAAGCGGTGGCTGCCATGCGCGTCCTCTACGGCGGCCGGGTGTTCAACATCCATGCTTCGATGAACGAGGATGAGCGAAACCGACTGGTCACGCTCAGCGCTGAGGAGGGTCTCAACAATGGCTAACTCGGCAGAGGCAATCGTCTTCAACGCTGTCAAAGACCTTGTCGCCAACGGGGACGGAACCTATCGCTGCTACCCGGATGTCGGACCGGAAGGAGTTGGCCGCCCTTACATCACCTATCAGGCGGCTGGTGGGCAGTCCGCCAACTACCTGAATAACACCGTCGCGGCGCAGGAGAACGCGCGCATGCAGTTGAACGTGTGGGCCGATGACCGGACCACCGCGATTGCGTTAATGCGATCGGTCATCGGTGCCCTTGCGCCGCCGCCGATCAACGCCACAAACATCGGCGCGCCGGTCAGCTCGTGGGAGCCCGACACGAAGCTGTACGGCTCCCGGCAGGACTTCAGCATCTGGTTCACCCCCTAACCGCACGGCCGGCTCGCCGCGCGAATCTTTCCAACTGCCCGCCCTGAGCGGGTTTTTCATTTGTGAGGTCACAACATGACGTCTACTGCGATTTCCGCTCAGGGATCGACGCTGTCCATCTCCGGCGCCGCCGGCGTGGCGCAGAACATCTCCGCCGTGGCGGTCGGGTTCCCGACCATTCTGACGGCGGCCGCACACGGCTTCAGCAACGGTGACGTGGTCACCCTGGCGGGGCTGACCGGCGCCGATGCGGCCCTGCTGAACGGCAAGGCCGTCGTGATCAAAAACGTTACGGGCAACACGTATGCCGTCGATGTCGACACCACTGGCAAGGTCGTGACCGCCCCAGGTGGTGCGCCGTTCGCCACGGCAACGCCGGCCCAATGGGTAGGCATTAGCAACCTGACGAGCTTCAAGGGCTTCGACGGCCAGGCGAGCGAAATCGACAAGACCAACCTTTCGAGCGTCGCCAAGGAATTCATGCTCGGCCTGCAGGACTTCGGGCACTTCACGTTCGACGTTGACCGCGACTTTGCGGATCCGGGCCAACTGGCATGCGATGCGGCCAAGCGTGCCGGCACGATCAAGCAGTTCAAGCTGGTGCTGCCCAACGCCAAAACCGCAACGTTCTCCGGCTATGTGAAGAACAGCCCGCTGGACGGCGGCGTGGATCAGATCCTGAAGACGCCCGGCATCTCGATCCGAATCTCCGGCGACGTCGTCTTCGCATAAGGCGCGGCACCTGTCTGGTATCTCCCACTTCAACTGAAAAACCACATGTCCATTCTCACCAAAGAATCGATTCTCGCCGCAATGGCTTCGGCACAACTCCAGACGGTGACCGTGCCGGTCCCCGAGCTCGGCGGCGACGTGCGCATTTCGGAAATTTCCGGCTTGGCGCGCGACGCTCTGTATGCCAAGCAGGGCGATGGCGAGAAGCGCCCGTTGAGTCTGCAGCAGGCCGATCTGATCGTCGCGACGGCCGTTGACGAGGCCGGCGTGCCGCTGTTCGGTGACTCCGATGTGGACCGCATTCGGGGTCTGAAGGCTGAAATTCTGGATCGCCTCGCGAAGGCTGCAGCGGACATCAACGGCCTCAGCGGCAAAGCGGTGGAGGACGCCGCAAAAAACTCCGCCGCCGCTCAGAGCGGCGATTCTGGCTCCGGCTCAGCATCGACCTCGGCATCCCAGTAAGGGAGCTGCAGCAGCGCATCACCAGCGCGGAGTTCGTCGAATACATGGCGTCCTACCAGGTAGACAACCGGGGGAGCCATTACGACGATCTCCGCGCCGGTGCCGTTGTGTCGATGCTGGCCAACATCCACCGCAACACCGAGAAGCGTTCGGAGCCGTATGGATTGCTCGACCTGATCCCGTGGAGTGAGCACCACGTGGCCAGAGCCACGGATGCGCGCGAAGCGGCCGCAATCCTCTTGCCGGACGCTGATGCGCAGTCGAAGTTGATCCTCTCCATGATGTTTCCCGCCAAGGCTCAGTGATGGCTGCAAAGCTCGAAATCGTGAACCCGCAGGCCATGATCGCGACCATCGAGGCGCTGACCAAGGTGGCCAGTGAGTCGGTGTTGCGTCAGGCGGCGGTGGCCGGCGCGCGCGTGCTTTTGGATGAAGTGCGCATGCGCGCGCCGGTCAACCTCGGGATTTACGAAGGGAAGTGGGGCCGGCATCCGCCGGGGTTCCTGCGCCGCAACATCCTCCTCGCATTTGACAAGGACACATCGGTCGAGGGGCTTCGGGCGTCATACCTAGTCACGTGGAGCAAGGAAGCGTTCTACGGCCGGTTTGTCGAATTCGGTACGTCGAAGATGGCCGCCAATCCCTTCTTGCGGCCGGCCTATGAGGCGAAGAAGGCGGCAGCGGCGCAGAAGTTCAGCGAAGTGATCGAAGCGAAGGCGGAGGAATTGACGCGTGGCCAATGAAACAGTTATCCGCGTCACGGGCGACGCCGAGGGTTACGTCTCAGAGATGGAGCGCGCTCGGCGGAGCTCGGACACATTTCTCGCGAGCCAGGAAACCTTGCGCAAGCGCATGGCCGACTCGGCAACGGCAGTCGAGGCATCGCGCAAGGCCATCAAAGAACATGGCGACGAGGCGCTCGCCGCGTTCAATAAGCAGGCGCGCTCTGCAGAGGGGTGGCTGACCGCGCTGCAGAAACAGGCCGCTCAGGCCGGCAAGACTCGGGCCGAGCTGATGGAGCTGCGGGCCGCTGAACTCGGCGTCGCCGATGCCGCTCAGCCGTTCATCGACAAGATCAAGGCGGCCGAAGACGCCATGCGCAATGGCTCCAAGGAAGCGCACGGGTTGAACTTCGCCACGGCAGGTGCGCGCCGCGAGTTGCTGGTGCTGGCACATGAGGCGAGCCAGGGGTCGTGGAAGAACTTCGGTGGTAGCTTGCTCGTGCTCGGCGAACGCACCGATGCGCTGAGCGCGCTGATGAACAAGACGGCGTTGTCGATCGGTGCGGCCGTGGGAGTGCTGGCCATCGCCACGCATACGGTCGTCAAGGCCGGTGAGGAACTTTCCGCCTACGGCGACCAGGTCGAGCAGCTCCAACAAAAAACGGGGTTGTCGACCAGCTCCATTCAGCAGTGGACGTTTGCGACCAAGACTGTCGGCGTTGAGTCGAAGGAAGCGACGAAGGCTCTGGCGGACCTGGGGGACGCGCAAAACAAGGCGCTGCACGACAACAAGGATGCCGCTGCCGCGTTCAAGGCCCTCGGCATTTCGATGGAGGAGCTGAAGAGCAGCACGCCAGAGCAGTTGCTGCCGCGCATCGCTGATGCGTTCCATGAATCTGCCGATGGTGCGTCGAAGGCCGCCGTGGCCAATGAGTTGTTCGGCGCGTCCGGCGCGGACTTGATCCCGCTGCTCGATCGCGGCGCTAAGGGCCTCGACTCGCTGAACGCTGCGGCCCGCGAGACCGGCGCCATCATCGGCGGCGACACCATCAAGCAGATGGCGGCGCTCCGCGAGCATATGGAGCTCTCGCACGCCAAGATGGATGCGCTCACGCTGTCGGCCAAAGCGCAACTGCTCCCAACGATCATCAACCTCACCGAGGCGATGAGCGGCAACGTCGCCATGAAGCCGCTGTTGGAGGATTTCTACAAGGGCGTGGGCTTCATTGTGAAGGGTGCTGCCTCGGCTGTGGCGACGCTCGTTGTGGGGTTCCAGCAGCTGGCGGAATCCATCGCGACGACGTGGACTGTCGTGGGGCTCGCCACCCAAGGCGAGTTTCGGCTTGCGGGGATCGCGGCGGAAAAGGGCTATGAGAACCTCAAGCGCCAGGGCGACGGCTATGTGCAGTTCATGCAAAAGCTGTGGTCTGACACGGCGCCGGCGCCGCACGACCTTGGCGCCGTCGGCACCAAGCAGCTGAACTTTGCCAAGGGCAATAACGCACCGAAGCACGAGAAGCCCTACCGCGACGACGAGGCGACCCGCTACCTGCAGCAGTTGCGCGACAAGGATGCCGCCATCCGAGCCGACATCGAAGCCACTGGCAAAAAGTTCACCGAGGCCGAAAAGCAGCAAGCGGAATTCCTGCAAAAGATCGCCGACCTGAAGGAAAAGAAGATCCTGACGGCCGACCAGAAAAGCCTGCTGGCACGCCAAGACGAGATCAAGGCCCAGCTCGCACAGAACGTCGCTGACGAGCGCCGGCTGCAGCTCAAGCAGGACATGATCAAGCTGGACGAGCGATCCGCCCAGATCAACGCGCAGATCGCCACCTACCAGCAAAGCCAGCGCGAGCAGTATGGGCGCCAGCTTGGCGCATTCGGGATGGGCGCAGAGGCCGAAAAGAACGCGCAGGCGGTCAAGTCGATTTATCGCGAGTACGAAAGGCTGCAGGCCGAACTGACCAAGGCAACGCCAAAGGAGCTGATCGGCAGCGACAAGTTCCTCGCGGAACAGGCGGCGATTCAGCAGGGGCTGCAACAGTCGCTGCGGGACTATCAAGAGTATTACGCGCAGCTCAAGGCCAAGCAGGCGGACTGGACGAACGGCTTCCGGGCTGGCATTGCGGACTATATCGACCACGCGCAGAACATGGCGGCGCAGACCGCGTCACTCGTGGGGAACCTGGCCAAGGGCATGGAAGACGCGATCACCCAATTCGCGACAACCGGCAAATTCCAGTTCAAGCAATTCGCCGCCAGCGTGATCGCGGATCTCGCGCGCATTCAGGCCCGCGCGGCCATGTCCGGGTTGCTTCAGATGGGCGTGAGCATGGTCGGGAGCATGTTCGGCGCAGGCATGTCCGGCGGCGCGGGCGCCTTCGATGGCGCCGGCACCGCCGCGGCTGGAAGCGGGACGATGCCGGTGAGTGGGGATCTCCTCTACGGCGGCAGCATGCAGTCGCCGAGTTACGGCACGGGTGTCTTCGCAACTCACCATTCCGGCGGTATCGCGGGCCTTGAGCCGACCGCCTGGCGCACGCTGCCGACTGCCACGTTCTCCGGCGCACCGAAATATCACACCGGCGGCATTGTCGGTGATGAGGTGCCGGCAGTCCTGAAGCGTGGTGAGGGGGTGTTCACGCCCGAGCAGATGCGCAACCTCGCCCCGGCAGGAGGGGGCGATGGCGGCGTCAACGTCACGGTGAACGTGACCGTGAGTGACGCCGGCACGCAAACCGAGACGCGGGACGTGCAGGGCCAGGGGGCGCAGCTTGGCAAATACATCGCAGGGCTCGTACAGGACGGCATTCAAAACGCAATGCGGCCTGGCGGCCAGTTGTGGAACTGGAAAAACGGACGAGCGTGATGGCAACCGACACGTTTACATGGGTGCCCCTGGTCGACCCACAGGGCACCACGACATACCGAACGCGAAAAGCCCAATTCGGCGATGGGTACTCGCAGGAGGTCAAAGACGGCATCAACAACGCGACCGACAGCTGGCCGCTCACGTTTCGTGACAGTGGCGCTGTCGTTCGCCAGATCAAGGCGTTTCTCGATGCGCACGCCGGCAGCACCTCGTTTTATTGGACGCCTCCGCTCGGTGTGCAGGGGCTGTTCAAAGCGGCCGCTTGTCAGGTGCAACCTAACGGCGGCGACATCTACACGCTGACCACAACGTTCCAGCAGGTATTTCGACCATGAGCGTCACTCTTGACCAGATCAATTTGGGTACAGCGCCAGCGGGGAAAGATGGCGACACCCAGCGCACGGCGAACAGCAAAACCAATGCCAATATGGCCAAGATTGCTGACGCATTTACCGCAAATGACGCCGCCCTTGCAGGTAAGGCCAGTGCTGACAATGCGGCGCTTACGACGGGCATGACAGTCACGGGCGCGGCCCCGGTGATGAATCTTGTCGAGTCTGATCAGACGGCGCCCGCAGGGCGCTGGCGAATCCGGGCCGAGGGAGGCGCGCTGGGCGTGGCACGGATGACAGCGACGCCTTCAACTTATACCGACGCACTTTCCATTGGGGCGAACGGGCAAGTCTCGTTTGCATCGAGACCCTCATTTGCGGCCGCGACGCCATGGGATTCTGCCAACCTCCCCCGTCCAGTCGCTGCCGCAAGCGCAAACACGTTCCTTCTCGGTTGGGACAGCAACATCGGCGCAATGAGCCTCACTGTCGATGGAGCGGCCGCGGGTAGCCTCGTCCGTGGGTACCCGAATATATTCAGGATCTATTGGAACGGCTCGGCGGCAGATCTCTATGTCGACGTCGTTCGAATCGGGACGCTGGCGACCACTTCGGACTACCGCGTAAAGCACGGTGCTGAGTCCTATGGAGGCGCCCTTGCGGCGGTCCGACAGGTCGACGTTCTGACCTACCTCTTTAAGGGGGTAGGGGTTTTCAAGGATGACGGCGTTCGGCGGCTCGGGTTCTTTGCGCACAACGTCTCGCATATTCCTGGCGCCGTCCAAGGCGAGAAAGATGCGGTTGACGAGGAGGGCAATATCGTTCCGCAGACGCTGTCCTTGCTGCCACTGGTTGCCGTGCTGTTTGGCGCAGTGCAGGAATTGGCTGTGCTGAATGACGCGCTGCGTGCTCGGGTGGAGGCATTGGAGGCCAAGTGAAAATCACTGCTGACATCCAGCGCCTGGAGCCGGGCGCTCTGCTCGAGTTGTTCGAGCTCGATGCCACGCAGATCGGCGCCGACCTGCTGCGCTTCCACGGCTACACGCAAGTCGGCTCGATCTGGTGGCAGGGCAGCGAATACAGCCCTTGGCCAATCGAGGGCAAGGGCTTCGCGCGCACAGGGCAGGGACAGCAGCCGTCGCCCAGGCTCACGGTTGGTAACGTCGATGGGTCCATCTCGGCCGTCTGCCTGTACGCCAACGATCTGGTTGGCGCGAAGCTGCGCCGTCGCCGCACGCTCGGTCGCTTCCTCGATGCGCGGAATTTTCCCGAGGGCAACCCCGAGGCGGATCCTGCCGAGGAGCTGCCAATCGAAGAGTGGTACGTCGAGCAGAAGACGGCCGAGACCAAAGAGACCGTCGAGTTTGAGCTTTCCAGCGCGCTGGACTTCAACGGCGTGCAGCTCCCGCGTCGTCAAATCGTCGCCAACGTGTGCATGTGGTTGATGATCGGCGGGTATCGCGGACCCAACTGCGGCTACACCGGCGCTGCCATGTTCGATCGTGACGACAACCCCGTTACGGACCCGTCGCTCGACAAGTGCGGTGGCCGGCTGTCGTCCTGCAAGTGCCGATTCGGCGCCAACAGCCCGCTGCCGTTTGGAGCGTATCCGGCGGCTGACCTGGTACGGACCTGATATGCAGCAACAGACCTTAGAGGACGCGCGCCGGCACGCCGCGCGCGAATTCCCGCGGGAGGCGTGCGGGCTCGTCGTGGTGGTCAACGGGCGCGAGCGCTATGTGGCGTGTCGCAACGTGGCCGTTGGCACAGAGCATTTCGAGATGCCAGCCGAAGACTACGCAGCGGCGGAAGACATGGGCGAGGTGATGGCCGTGGTGCACAGCCACCCGAACGCGAGCGCCGAGCCCAGCCAAGCCGATCGCGTCGCGTGCGAGGCGTCCGGCGTGCCGTGGCACATCATCGCCTGGCCTGCCGACGACGTGCGTAGCATCGAGCCCTGCGGCTATCAGGCGCCGCTCGTCGGCCGCCAGTTTGCGCACGGCATTCTCGACTGCTACTCGCTGGTGGCCGACTGGTATGCACGTGAGCGGGGCATCCACCTGCCGGACTTCGAGCGGCACGACAACTGGTGGGCCGAGGGCGGCGATCTGTACATGCAGCATTACGCCGAGGCAGGGTTCCGCGTAGTGTCGCAAGACATGCCCGAGCGGCAGGGGGACGTCATCCTCATGCAGCTGCGGGCGCCGGTGCCGAATCACGCGGCCGTGTACCTGGGCGACGGCCACATGCTGCACCACCTGCATGGCCGACTGTCTTCGCGCGACGTGTATGGCGGCTACTGGCAAGAGATCACGCGGTGCGTGCTGCGGCACCAGTCGGCGTTATGATCGCGGGTTCATTGATCCTGGAGCCCTGGAATGCTTCGATTGCTTGCTGCTGTCTGTGTAGTGCCGTTCGTCGCCGCATGCGCAACGTCTTCGGTTTCGCCGGGCGAGGCGGCGGCGGTGCCTCAAGATCGGCTGTTCGCTTATCAGGCGGCGGCTGAGCAGGCGGGTGGTCAGGTCACGGTGACGCGGGACGACGGCTTTGCCGGCCGGGGCTGTCTCCTGGGGTTCTATGTGGATGGCAAACTCGCAGGCTCGTTCGAGGCTGGCGAGACCGCGCGATTCTTGCTGCCACCGGGCGAATACATCCTCGGGGCCGGCTTCCCGAAAGGGCGTGGCTTCTGCGCCATGCACGGCGGCGAGCTTCGCGAGTTGTCCACATCGCTTGCAGCTGGCCAGCATCGATACTACCGGCTGGTCAACCGGCCAGGCGACGGGGTGGCGCTCGAGGCAACAACGCAGCGCTAACCGCCCCCAAACAAACAACAGGAAACCCGCTTCGGCGGGTTTTGTTCTATGTGCTCGACATCGGAAAAACTGAGAACTGTCCGCCTGTACGGCAAGCTGGGGGCCCGGTTTGGGCGCCGCTTCGAGCTGGCCGTCGCCAGCCCGGCCGAGGCCATCCAGGCGCTGTGCGTGCTGCTGGGCGGTTTCAAGCGAGAGCTGCTCCAAAGCCGCGACAAGGGGGTGACCTACGCGGTGTTTGTCGGCAAGCGCAACCTCACCAAGGAAGAGCTCGAATTGCCGCCCGGCGGCGGTGAGATTCGTATTGCTCCGGTGCTGGTGGGCAGCAAGCGCGGCGGCATCCTGCAGACGATTCTGGGGGCTGTGCTGGTGGTGGTCGGCGCGGTCATCAGCTTCTATGGTGGCGGCGCCGGCACGCCACTCATGCAGATGGGCTTCGCCATGATGCTCGGCGGCGTCGTTCAGATGCTTTCGCCGCAACCGCGCGGGCTGTCGTCCAAGGATTCGCCACAGAACGGTGCTTCTTACAACTTCAACGGCCCCGTCAACACCAGTGCCCAGGGCAACCCGGTCCCGCTGCTGTACGGCGAAATGCTGATCGGTTCGGCGGTGATCTCCGGCGGCATCTACGCAGAAGATCAGGTTTAGGCCCTTTCCCAATTCCCTACGTATTCCATGGCCCCGCAGTCGCAGGGCTTTTCTTTGGGCGGTCCGAATTGAAAAACATCATTGGCTACGGCGGCGGCAAGGATGGGGGCGGCGGCAGCTCGCCGGTGGAGTCGCCCGACAGCCTGCATTCGATCGCTTACGCGCGCATCCTCGATTTGCTGTCGGAGGGAGAGGTCGCCGGGCTCGTGAACGGGCTTCAGAGCATCTATCTGGATAGCACGCCGTTGGCCAACGCCGACGGCTCGCTGAATTTCCAAAACGTCGCGATCGACTATCGCTCCGGAACGCAGGATCAGGACCACATCCCCGGCTTCCCCTCCGTTGAGAACGAAACGACGGTGGGCGTCGAGCTGACGTCGGCGGTGCCCTGGACGCGCGCAGTTGCGAACACCCAGCTATCCGCTGTGCGCGTGCAGCTCTCGGTGCTGGCATTGTCCAAGGCGGACACGAGCAACGGCAACATCAACGGCTACCGTGTCGAATACGCAATCGATCTGTCCACAGACGGCGGCGCGTTTCAGCGCGTGATGACTGCAGCCTTCGACGGCAAGACGACGAACAAGTACGTGCGCACGCACCGCATTGAGTTGCCGCCGGCTGTCAACGGATGGACCGTGCGCGTAAGCCGCACCACGCCCAACGCGAACAGCGGCACGGTTGCCGACACGACGCGCGTCGAATCGTTTGCCGAGGTGATCGACGCCAAGCTGCGTTATCCGAACTCTGCATTGGTTGGTATCCGGATCGATGCCCGCCAGTTCAGCAATATTCCGACGCGCGCGTATCACATGCGCGGCCGCGTAATCCGGGTGCCGAGCAACTACGATCCTGCCACTCGCACGTATTCCGGCCTCTGGGACGGCACATTCAAGGTCGCCTACAGCAACAACCCCGCTTGGGTGTTTTACGACCTGGTGCTGCACACGCGTTACGGCTTGGGCGATCGGGTCAATGCGGCCATGGTCGACAAATGGTCGCTGTACCAGATCGGCCAGTACTGCGACGAGCTGGTTCCGGACGGTCGCGGTGGTCAGGAGCCGCGCTTCACCTGCAATTGCTACCTGCAACAGCGCAGCGATGCGTATGCCGTTCTGCAGGATCTGGCGAGCGTTTTCCGGGGCATGGCGTTCTGGGCGGCTGGCAACGTGGTGGCTGTGGCGGACATGCCCAGCACCGCGTCCTACCTGTTCCATGCGGGCAATGTCATCGACGGGAAATTCACCTATGCCGGCAGTGCCAAGCGGGCGCGAAAGACGGTGGCGCTCGTTTCGTGGAATAACCCGGCCGACCGATACGTTTCCAAGGTCGAGCCCGTGCAGGATCCAGACGGCATTGCACGCTACGGGATTCAGCAAACCGAGGTGACCGCCTTTGGGTGCACGTCCCAGGCGCAGGCGCAGCGCGTCGGCCAGTGGATTCTGCTCACCAGTCGCCTTGAGACCGAGACGGTCACGTTCAAGGTCGGGTTGGACGCAGCGGTGGTCATGCCGGGCTCGATCATCGAGATCGCGGACCCAGCTCGAGCGGGGCGCTCGAATGGTGGGCGCGTGCGGTCAGCGGCAGGGCGTACGGTGACGCTCGACCGCGCGCCGGTGGCGGCCATCGGCGACACGTTGGTGGTCAACATGACCGATGGCACGGCCCAGCGCCGCACCATCGGCGACATCGCTGGGAATGCCGTTACCGTCACGGCAGATTGGTCGCTTGCCGTGCAGGCCGAGGCAGTTTGGTCCATCGAGAGTGCGGACCTCAAGACGCAGCTGTTCCGTGTCGTGTCGGTTTCGGAGGACGACGGCCTCGCGTTTGAGATCGCAGCGCTGCAGCACAACCCGTCGAAGTACTCGGCCGTCGACCACGGTACGCGCATCGAGGCGCGCCCGATTTCCGTGATTCCGCCGTCCGTGCAGCCGCCGCCTACGGACGTGACGCTGAGCACCTACAGCGCGATCGACCAGGGAATTGCCGTGACCACGGCGGTGATCGCTTGGAAGCCGGCTGCCAACGCCATCGCGTACACCGTGGACTGGCGGCGCGACAACGGCGAGTGGGTCAGCGCCGGGCGTACAGGGTCGCTGAGTGTCGAGGTGCGCAACATCTACGCAGGAACTTACGTTGCTCGCGTGCGCGCGATCAATGCGCTGGATGTGGCGTCCGCGCCGGCGTATTCGCCGGAAACGCCGCTGCAGGGCAAGACGAGCCCGCCGCCCGTCGTCGGGACGCTGCTGACGACGGCCATCGTGTTCGGTATTCGACTTGACTGGGCATTCCCGACCGGCCCGCTCGACGTTGAGCGCACTGAGATTTGGTACAGCAAGACACCGAACCGTGACGATGCGATCAAGCTGGGGGACTTTGCATTTCCGGCGAACACGCACACGATGATGGGCTTGGCTGCCGGCGCGCAGTTCTTTTTTTGGGCGCGCCTGGTCGACAAGTCAGGGAACATCGGGGCGTGGTATCCCAGCGGCGCGGGCGTCCCTGGCGCGAGCAGCTCGCAGGCGTCGGACATCCTCGACTACCTGAACGGCCAGATCGGCAAGACGCAACTCGGGGCAGACCTCCTTTCGGCGATCGACAGTATCGAGCCGCCGATGGCTGGCAGCGACACCGACTATGCGGGCGACGACCATGTCTTCGCGGGCATTGTGTCGACGCAATCGGTGCTCGAGGACGCCGGGCGAGCGGTAGCGCAGCGCGTCGACACAATGCAGGCCACGGTCGCGCAGAACACGGCGGCCGTGCAGGTGGCCCAGCAGGCGGTGGCTGATCAGAACGGGAAGTTGGCCGCGATGTACTCCATCAAAACGCAGATTGCTGCCAACGGTCGGACGTACTTGGCTGGCATCGGCGTGGGCGTCGAGAACAACAACGGCATTGTTGAGAGCCAGGTGCTGATTGCGGCGGATCGCTTCGGCGTCATCCACCCGAACGGCAACAGCGTGCTCACCCCGCTGGTGATTCAGGGCGGTCAGGTGTTCATGGACTCGGCGTTCATTCAGGACGGCACCATCACCAACGCCAAGATCGGCAGCACCATCCAGTCGACGGCATTGGGGGCGGGTGGGAACCCTCGGTGGAAGCTCGACAAGAACGGCTCGCTCACGATGTACGGACCGGTGGGGGCTGGCTACCTGACCATTACTGACTCGGTGATCGCTGTGTACGACTCGAACAACGTGCTGCGTGTTCGCATGGGGATTTGGTGATGCCGGTCGGACTGGAGGTGTACGACGCGTCCGGCCGGCCGGTGGTGCGATTGACCGATCGGCTGGGTGCGATAGTCGGGGTCTTCAACACCGGCACCACGGCCGGCTCGGTCAGCGTTCCGGGCCTGGCTCGAGGTGCGGCGTTCTATATCGTGCAAACCGGCTGGTCGTCGGCGGTGGGGGCTTCAAATCTGCCGCAAATCTCGATTTCCGGGACGACGGTATCTTGGTCGATCCCTTTCCCGGGCGATACGCAGTCGGTAACCGTATATGTTGGGGTGTATTGATGCCAGCAGGATTCCAGGCCTTCAACAACGGCGGCGTGCTCCAGATCGACGAGAACTATGTCAATTTGGGCTTGATCGCAAAGGGGCAACTAACGCCCGCCACTGCAACCCCGGATGGGTACGTTCCCGCATTCAAGATGGCCGAGGTCAGCGTGACCGGGGTGGCGCCCATCATCGCTGTGCGTGCCAACTATGCTGTGGCCTTGGGAGATGTCCGGCAGAGTGGCAGCACTTGGACATTTCGCCTTTGCGTGAACACGACGACCGATTGGGATGGTACGGCGCTCACCTATTACATTTTCGATCAGGTGCCGCCGGTGGCGCACGGTATTGGGCTGCAGGTTTTTCGTGGCGACGGTGTTTGCACGTTCGACTCGAACTACAAGTACTTCAATCCCGTCGCTGTTTTCACGCTGGCGGGCGGCCAGCCCTTAACGCTCACCGATTACAACGACTACACGATGTCCCAGGTCGGCACCTACGCTGTCGTCCTTTCGATGGAGCGGATGGGAACACATTACGCGGCATCGGAACTCGCCATCACGTGTGGCGACGGATTGCGGGCGTTGCCCAACGGCGTCCGAATGCGTTGGACGCAGGTCAACGTGAACGCGGTTGGCGGAGATGGAGGCGCGACGCTCTTCGTCGATCAGCGCTCCCGACAGGCCGTGCTAATCGACGTGGCCAACATCTGACTATTCGATGTGCATGGCGCCGATGTTGCTCACATCGGAGTAGGTCGTGTAGCGGCGCGCCGCTTCCACCTTGGCTAGCTCGGCAATCTCCAGCTTGCAGTCGGACCGACTGCCGCGGGCCACTTCATCCCGGCATTGGAAAACGCGGACGCGCGCTGCGTGCTCCTCGCGATCCATGCGCCAGGCAACCGGTTCTTCGTTGTTGGAGGGTGCTGCGCACCCTGCTGCTGCGGTGAGCGCGAAAAGAGCGGCGATGCGATTTGCTTGCAAGGGGACCCCCATCGTTTTGTAGTTGTTCGGCGCTGCAGGATAGGGCGCCCGCGCGGCCGAGTTGCTTCAGTCTAGATCGCCGCCGCCGGAAATAAAACGGTCAGCCGCACTGATCTTTAACGATTTGTCTCTTCTACCAAGACCCGCCTTCCGGCGGGTTTTTCATTTTGGGAGCACATATGCCATTCACGGATCCCGCGAGTCTGGGCGGCCAAAACTTGGCCGCCTACCTCGATATGCTGAGCTTCAGCGAGGGCACGGACAACGGCCGCCAGCCGACTCGCGATCACGGCTACGACGTGCTGGTCGGGGGCGGTCTGTTCACGGGCTACGCCGACCATCCTCGGATCCTGGTCGACCTGCCGCGCCTCGGTATCAAGTCGACGGCCGCCGGCCGCTACCAGCTGCTGGCCCGGTACTACGACGTCTACAAGCGCCAGCTCGGCCTAGCGGATTTTGGACCGGCAGCGCAGGACGCCATCGCCGTCCAGCAAATCCGGGAGCGCGGCGCGCTGGCTGACATCAAGGCCGGCCGCCTGGCCGATGCGATCGCGAAGTGCCGAAATATCTGGGCGAGCCTGCCGGGGGCTGGCTACGGCCAACACGAACAGAAAATTGAACAGCTGCGCGCGCAATACCTGCTGTGCGGCGGACAAGAGGGGGCGGCGTAAATGACAGATCAGGAACTCGTTGTAGCCGCAAAGGTGGGTGGTGCGGCGGGGTTGGGTGCGGTGATCGCGCTGCGGTTTCTACCGGGCACCTGGTGGCAGCGCGTGCTGTCGTTTCTGAGCAGCCTCGGCATCGGTTGCCTGGCCGGCGGGGCGGCGGTCGAGCGCTTCGCCCTTGTGCCGGGCTCCTACACCCACATGCTTGCAGTGGCGTCGGCCGCCGTCTTCGGCCTGGCCATCGTCAACAACGCCATGCAGCAGATCCCGGAATTCCTCAACGACCTGCGTCGGCGTGTCATTGGCGCGAAGGAGTGAGCATGCTCGCATCCATCAACGTGGTGGCCAACGCCATCATTTTTGTGGGGGCGCTCTGGGCGGTCCTCACTCACAAGGTGCCGACTCGTACGGGCGGCGCGCTGGTGCTGGCGCTGGTCAACTTCGCGGCGCTCGGCAACATCGTCATCCCAGGGGCCTGCCACAGCTCGCCAGAGATTGCGCTCAACGTCGCCGTGGCGGTGGGCGTGCTGTGGGGCTTCTGGCGGTTGGAACTTCGGATCTGGATCAGGAAAAGGAGCGCGGCATGACCATTTTCGACCCTCGCGTGCTGCTGGCTGTGGTGCTGGCATTGGGCCTGTCCTACGGCACGGGCCGGCTGCAGCAGCACGGCGCTGATACGAAGGTTTTTCAGGCTGAGCGCACCAAGGCAGCGCTCGACGCGGCGCGCGTGCAGATCAAGGCCGTGGACGAGGCGCGCATTGAAGAGCAGCGCCGTACGAAGAAAATTTCGGAGATTGCAGATGAGGCCACACAACAAGTTGCTGTCGCGCGTGCTGATGCTCGTGCCGCTGGTGCTGCTGCTGACCGGCTGCGCGAGCGAGTTTCCCAGCTCGTTGCCGCCAGTCGCGCCGCCGACAATTCTGCCGCTGCCGGCGCAAGCGCGGGCCAGCCTGGTGGAGACCCCCTCGATGTGCTCGTCGACGTGCTCAGCCGGACTGACGGCGCTGCGGGACAGCTTGGCGAGTATGCCGACAAACTCAAAGCCGCCGGGCTCGCCTGTGAGCGCAGCTACGATGCGTTGACTGGAGGTGCGCAGTAAACGCGATTGCTGCCCCGTCCCATCATGCGGTTGCCGTGTGCACGAAATGTGGCATCCCGTTGTTCCGTAGAATTTCGTCCATGGCGTCGAGATTCTTCGGATCGGGATTCAGCCATGTGTCCAAGTCTCCCGGCTTGATGGGCACCGGGCAGCGATCGTGCCCGGCCTCTGAAATTTCGGGCGGCGGGTCGGTCGTGATGATCGCGAACGACAGTAGATCCTTTTCGCCCGGTTTCGTTGCTCGCCAGTGCGACCACAGGCACGCCACGAGCATGGTCTGCGGCGGGTCTGGCCTAAACTCCAGCACCATGTTTTTTCCCTCGGGCCCGGCCACGTTCTCATAGAAGGCATCGACCAACACCACGCCATGCGTGTGGCCGTACTGTCCCTTCCAAAATCCCCGCAGGTTGTCCATGCGCGCGTTGTACGTGCCGGGGTACTTCTCGTCGTAGAACGCCGGCTTCCCGGCTGGGCGGCACTGATAGCGCATCGGCTTGACCGTGCGGCGGCCGTTTTCCCACACCAAAACGGGCGCATACCAGCCGGGGAAGATGCGCGAGTCGCGCGGCTTAATGTCGGTGGTCCGCAGGTCTTCCAGCTTCCCGGAGATCGCCGCGATCTTGTTCGTCGCGATGCGCTCGTCGTCCGCTGCCTTCTTGGTGGCCTTCACTGCCAGCGACTGCTGCGCTTTCTCCAGGCGTTCGCGTTGTTTGGCAAGCTCCTGCAGCAGCTCGAGCTCGTCAGCTGCCATCCGCGCGCGCAGCACCTCGGCGATCTTCTTCTCTTCGTCCGTCACGGGCGATTCTAAGAAAGGCGCGGTCATCGCTTTCGGCAGCCGGATGCGCTTCGGCTCGGCGAAGTACTCCATGATCATGCGCGTAAAGTCGTCCAGCGACATGGTCGCGCCGTACTCCTTCACGAACCGGCGATAGTCGGCCTCGATGCGGGCTGAATAGCACAT